TCACTACAACTCAATAGAGTACGCTAGAGACGCCATCGCCGCTGAAATGAATAATCAGTTAATGGAACAGATGAAAGACCCTGAATTTTCATCTTGGATAAACAACACCAGAGACGAATTAGCCGTTGAAATATTTAATGAATTATATGATAATACATATTGTAATGAAGAGAAACATTACAACGATATAAATGAGTGGGAATTATTAAACGAATTATAAAATGGCACAATCAACATCAAAACAAATAGCGACACAATCCAACCTAAAATTCCTGATTGACTATATGAACATCAAATCAAAAGAATTAACAATGGTTGAGATCGTACAAATTACAACCGTATTAAATGATTTCGTGGAGAATGGATACTCAAAAGAATTATTAGGTAGATTTGAAAAGATAGATCAGATTATTTTTAAGGAAGAATAACTTGATTTAACAGATATAAAATACTATATTTATTGGAGATAAGGATTAAATGGGGGGGTAGCTATTGTCTTTGTTTATAGTATTTTTTTATTTTCTAACCCCCCCATTCTTTTCTACCATTTTTCTATAGTTCGTAAGGTTTATAATTGTGGGTAGTTCAGTAGTTTATCTGATTTTTTAATTACCTACCCACATCCTTCACAACAAATCAAATAGTGATATATTTAATTAAAAAGAGAATATGATCACAAAAGAATTTTACGAACATTGTAATTATTTAGCTACATTAAATAGGATGACCAAATCACACGCTTTAGATATGGAGAATGTGATTAGAGAGAAGATTGATCCCAAGTATACTGTATGTACCAAATGTTCCGCTCAAATGAAACACGGACAAGGTATGATACTAAATTGGTTGGCTGATCAAGAGATATTTGAAGAGGTAATACCAAACATACCTCCACCAAACGAAGATCCATTATTTGAGATGGTTACACCTGAAATAGATGTGGATGTAGTAGAGGCGGAAAAGGTAGGTTGTACCAAATGTTCACGTAAGAAAAAAATTAAATCGTAATGAAATATATTATAATAGGATTAAGTGCGTTGATCATAGAGATATGTTCCACGTTTTATATTACAGGTGTCGCTGAAAAGAATCCATTGTTGATGTTATTGATGGCGGCGATAGGTCCATTCTTGGGATTACCATTTATTGGTTATATGATTGAAACTAAAAATTGGACTGAAAGAATAAAACAAGCCATAGCCTTAAGTATCGGTTACGTTATTGGGGCTTTGGTAGTAATAAATTTAATATGATTGATTTAAGATTAGGAGATTGTTTAGAAGAATTAAAAAAGATTGAGAGTAATACAATTGATCTAATCGTCACATCGCCGCCCTACAACAAAAACTATTGGACACGAAATAAAGAACAAGGGTCTTGGAAAAGAGTGATTCATTATGATGTTTTTTCTGATAGTTTAGAACCATCTGAATACATTAAACAACAAAAAGAAGTGTTAGATGAGATGGTAAGAATAATTAAACCAACTGGTTCAATTTTTTATAATCATATAGATATTCTACATAAAAATAATACAATCCATCCGTCTTATGTATATGACTATAATCTTAAACAAGTAATAATATGGGATAGGGGGAATACACCTAAATTATCCAATAAGTATTTTTTACCAACAACCGAGTGGATTTTTTGGATTAAAAAAGATTGGGACGCTACACCATATTTTGATAAGTCAAAATGTATTCACAAGAAAAATATATGGAGAATTAACAAGGAAAAAAATAATATACATCCGGCTCCTTTTCCTGAAGAATTGGTGGATAATATTGTAAGTAGTTGTTGTCCTGAAAATGGAATTGTTCTTGATTGTTATAATGGTAGTGGGACATCGGCGGTTATTGCTAAAAAATATAATCTAAATTACATAGGAATTGATATAAGTGAGTCCTATATTGAAATGACTAAACAAAGAATAAATAATGAAAGATGAGTTTATCAGCGAAACACAAAGCGTTCTGTGATGAGTATTTAGCCAATGGTCTAAACGCTACACAAGCATACAAAACTATCTATAAGGTCAGTGATAAAGTAGCGGGAGCTAGTGGACCAAGATTGATGGAAAATGTTAGAATAAAAGAATACCTCCAACAAGAGGGAGAAAAGACAGCACAGCGTCTTAATATAACCAAGGAAGAACTCCTGAATGATTTGGTAGATATAAAAAATAACAATAAGGGAGTAAGAGATGCGACCGCTATGAAGGCGATAGAACTTATTTCAAAGATGAGTGGATTTGACGCTCCAACAAGACAAGAGATTTCAATACAGGAACAACCATTACTCCCTGATGATGATGAATGAATTATAAACAAACGACAGCCTTAAAGAAAATCAGATCCCTTAACAATAGAATTAAGGTAATACAGGGGGGTTCATCAGCGGGAAAGACAATCAGTATTCTAATCCTGTTGATAGATAAGTGTATTAAAGAACCTGGTCTTGAGGTTTCCATAGTTTCAGAATCAATACCGCATCTCCGTAGGGGCTGTGTTAAGGACTTCTTAAAGATTATGAAGGAGACAGGTAGGTATATTCCTTCCAACTATAATAAAACACTCTTACGATACGAATTTACAAATGGGTCTTACATAGAGTTTTTCTCCGCTGATAGTGAAGAGAAACTACGTGGGGGTAGAAGACAGATACTATACATCAATGAGTGTAATTCAATCAACTACGACGCTTACCTACAATTAGCGATCCGTACAAGTGGGGATATATATCTTGACTACAATCCATCAGCGAGGTTTTGGGTCCATACAGAGGTTATAAATCAACCCAATACAGATTTCATTGTCCTCAACTATAAAGACAATCAGGCTTTACCGGATGAGGTTGTGAAGATGTTGGAGAGTAATAGAGTCAAAGCGGCTACATCAACATATTGGGACAACTGGTGTAGAGTATATCTTGATGGTGAGATAGGACAAGTGGAGGGGACAATCTTCAATGACTATGAGATCATAGATAAGATCCCTGAAGAGGCTAGATTACTTGGATATGGATTGGACTTTGGATATAGTTATGATCCTGCTGCTTTGGTGGCTCTATACAAATACAACGATGATATTATTGTGGACGAGATTGTATATCAGACAGGATTATTAAATTCAGAACTATCTTCCATTATGAAACAGAATAACGTCAAAGGAGAGATCTACGCTGATAGTGCTGAACCCAAATCCATTCACGAGTTAAAACGATACGGACATCAAGTTAAATCAGTTGAGAAGGGTAAGGATAGTGTGAACTACGGGATACAGATACTCCAACAGAAAAAGATGTTTGTAACCAATACATCACAGAATATCATAAGTGAGTTTCAGAAGTATATGTGGAAGAAGGATAGAAATGGTGGATATGATACAACCCCCATTGATGCTCATAACCACGCCTGCGATGCTTTAAGATATGTGGCGATGTCCAAATTGGGGGTTAGAAAAGAAGGAGGTAATAGACCATTCGTAGGATTTATGAATGTGTAAAAACATTTCCCTTGTGGAGATATTTATTTTTAATAAAGAGAATTATGATACAGATTAGCGTACAAGTAGACAACGAAGAAGTAAAAGATTACGAATTTCCAAGTGATTGGAGTGAGGTTACGATAGAACAATTCACTAATATCTACTCAATTGATACGAGTGTTCACGAAGGAATGTTCTATTCATTTGAATTGATCCACCAATTATCAGGGATTGATAGAGAGATTATAGAACAGATTGACTACAATGACTTCAAAGAGTTAGTTAAGTCACTGGCTTTTGTTTATGAACCGATTGAGGAACTAAAGAAAGAGTCAATTATTGTGGATGGGGAAGAATATTTCCTCTATTCAGAGTTTAATAAATACACCGCTGGTGAGGTTATTTCCATTGAGACAATCATTCAGTCAGCGGGAGGGGATATAAAGAAGGTAATGAGTAAATTATTATGTGTATTTCTACGTAAGAAGAAAGAAGATGGTAGTTTAGAGAAGTATAATACGAGTTTTATGGCTCGTGATGAGAAGTTTAGGAAAATAAAGATCAGTGATATTAACCACATCTTCAGTTTTTTTTTAACTGGAAGAGATTTATAACCCAACAATACGAGGGTCTCTTCCAAAAACAACGAGAAGTAACAACCGATAATGATAGGTTTAAGAAGAAGTTGGGGGATAAGAAGAAAATGGACGACCGATATGTATGGTTGGACTTTGTATTCACATTGATGGATAAATTACGATTAAAGGAGGATGAGGTATATGAGATGGCTTATGTTCATTGTCTGAATTGGTTGGGGTATTTTAAGAATAAAGAAGAATTAAAGAATAAAAACGCAGTATAATGGCAATAACAAATGTAATAACATTAAATCAGATAATTAAATGGTTCCAATTGTTCCAACAGAATAACTATTTTTTGAATGATTTCGGATTTGGGGAACCTTACGACATTGGAACATCCCGTCAAATGAATTTCCCCTATATGTGGGTGATGATGAATGAGGATAATACCATTGGTCAAGCGGTTCATAACAAGACGGCTATACCTGAATTATCGTTTTCCATTATGTTTATGGATAAGATCAATATCCAAGAGAATTATTTGGATGTTAATGGTTTCCCATCAGACAACTCACAAGAGATATTGAGTGATATGTTACAGGTTCTTCAGGATTTATTAACAGATGTGGCTCAAAACTGGCAACAATATGGGGCATTCATCTCACAAGACGTAACATTCTATCCCGCTGTTGATGAGACAACGGATAAAGCGACGGGGGTTGTAGCGAGAATTATATTAAAATTAAAACAAGTGAACTGTATCATACCTGAAAATCCTTACTTTGATACACCTACCCCAACTCCTACACCAAGTATTACACCAACATTAACTCCTACTCCAACACCAGGATTAAGTCAAACACCTACTCCTACACCTACTTCAACACAAACTTTATTTAGTGCTTTGGTTTATAGTGGAGGTATAAATACTGTTTGTGTTTCAACTACTCAATTAACAGTATATTCATCACAACCAATACCAACGGTCAATCAAGGTCAAACATTATGGACTAATTCTTCTTTAACTAATCAATTTTTTGGATGGATTGTTTTATCACAATCATCAGGATCGCCAAAATATTTCACAGCAAATGGAGGTTTAGAAATTGGTGGAACTTGTTAATAAAATTAAATTAAATATATATGGGAATAAGAATAGTAAGAGATGGGGTGACCATCCACAACGACACAAAAACAGCACAGAAAGAACCTCAACCAATTCAACAAGAAATGGAAGATTTGATCTCACAAAAGAAATTATTGGAGAGAGATTTGAAAATAATGGACTTGGAGAGACAACTTAATTTGTTAAAAAAACAATTAAATAATGGCTAATCAAATGTTATTCTTTGATACTAAATTAGCCAATCAATTTGGGAAGGATTATGTTAAGATCCTTGTAGGCTTATTGAGGAATAATACCGTACCATCAAGACCTGGTTTAAGGTCATATCCAAAGGTGGCGACAGGTAGGTTAATTAGATCAATCAATTATAGATTACAACCAACGGCTCAAGGTATTCAAGTTCAATTATTGAGTGAGGATTACTTAAAGTATGTGGATCAGGGGAGAAGAGCGGGGGCGAAATATCCCCCAATCGGACCATTGTTAAGATGGGCTAGAGTAAAAGGATTACCTGAAGGAGCAGCATATGGAGCACAAAAGAATATTCATAAGTTTGGGATCAAACCAACCAATGTAGTTAGGAAGACAATCAACATCATACAGACCTCAAGGAACGCTAATAGGATTTACGAACAGAGAATGGTAGATAATATCGTTAAGATGTTGGAGAATAACTACAAAGCGGCTCAAATTAAATTTGATAAGGGGGGATAAAAACACTTGTGTATTTGGAATATTTAATTAAAAATATTCTATGGGTTATTCCGCTATTACATTACCTCATCAATTTATGGCGGCTTATTCAGCCGTACCACTTAAAGTATTTGATACTGACTACGATCAGGTACAACAATATAAGTACATCATTAACGCAGTATATGATACTGTAAACGTAACGTCAGCCGCTCCATATTCGTATCAATCAACGATATATACTGAATTAACAAGTTCCACTCCACATACATTTGTGAGGGGGGATACAATTCTATTGAATGATCCGGCTACAACCAATAATCAGACAGGTTATTACAACATAGTATTTATAGTTTCAAGTACACAATTTGTAATTGATCTATTCCCTTCTATATTATTTGCTACATTTCCACTTATAGTTTCAAAATTCTATAAGTGGAAACTAACCCCTGACTTACAAGGTTATGGTAAATTGGATATGAGTAATGTTATGAAGGATCTGGTGAGTCAAAACCTAACAGGTCAATCTACCAATTACTCATTAACTTATGATGGACCAGATACAAAAAAATGTTTTGGTATTGTAGCGGGATCTGAAGGTCAGTTTGTCTTTGAGTTTGAGGACAATATATTCTTGGCGGGTAATGTTGGTTTCTATAATTCAACAATCACAACACTAACAGGTATACCATTTGAAGTGGGGGACGTTATTCAGATCCAACAAAATCCTGTTGCTTGGGCTTATACAAGTATTACAAGTAGTGGTGGTGTTGCTCCCAAAGCGACATTTAACTCATCACAACCACATTCATTTACTGTTGGTCAACCATTACAAGTGGCGGGTCAAGTAACCATTCCTTTTTATAATGGAAACACAAGTGTATTCGCTACACCAGCCCCAACATTAACATCCTTAACAATAGCCAAGGCGTTTCAAGGGAACTCATCAACACCTGGATTTATCTATGGTATTCCAAAACCACAATATAATACAACCGCTACAATTACAGCGATCTATGTGGATCCAACATATGGTGTGGTAATTAAAACTAACCTTGGTTTCGCAGGAAACTCTGTTCCAATTTCAGGACTTATTAGATTTACAGGGAACGCATTACAACAGAACTTGAAGGAGTATGTTAATTATAGTGGGTTCTGTGTGTATAATGCTCACATCAATAGACCTGATTATTCAATCACAGCATTTGATCCATATGTAATTCAGAACAGACCATTCAGTGGTAATAATATATCGACCATTTTATCAGGATCAACGTGTTATAGAATTGAGCCATCAACAATAGGGTTTTTATTGGTACATCAAAATACGGCTAATTTTGCTGATGGTATGTTCTATACATTCTTCAATTCAGCGGGAGCTCAATTAGGTAATTTATACATTGTAAAGCCTACGTCAAGTGTTGACTATTATATGCCGATTGGATTGGCACAGATCAGTGCTTCCACCTATGTGAACTACACCAATACATTTACCAACTACATCAATAATGTGGCGAGTTATACGGTGAATACATACAATGCTACGGGTGTTCCATCACAATCAAGTAATAAAATCTGTTTCAAATTGAACGGAGATTGTTCTATGTATGAGATTTACCACCTAATGTGGAAGGATCAGTATGGATCATTTATATCTTACCCTTTTATTTATATGTCTCGTGATTATATTGAGAGTGAGAAGAAGACATATTACCAACAAGAAGGTACGTGGAAAGATAATACATTTGACTATGATGATTATGGGGTGGGGGAAAAGGTTTTCTATGAGAGAAGTAGAGAATCATTAACACTTAATTCAGGGTGGTTATACGAGTTTGAGAGAGATTTAATTAAGGATTTGGTACAATCACCTTCCGTATATATTCAAACCCCTGATAATCGTTTATTTAACTGCCATTTGGACCAACCAAAAACGGAAATATACAAGAACATAAACGAACAATTATTCTCATATACATTTAATGTGAGAGTAAGTAATAACGAATTCAGATTTTAATGGCAGCAATTAATCAATTTAAGATTATATCACAAGGTAGGCAATTGGATACATACGATGATTTTGATATTTCATTGACGTATCAGATAGATGATATTGAAGATATTGGTTCCAAGAGAGCATCATTTTCCAAAACTATCCTATTACCAGGTACACCAAATAACAATTCATTCTTCCAAAATATATTTGAGATCAATATTGATATATCTGAAAGTTCATTTAACCCAAAGAAATCACTACCAGTTCAAGTATTGATTGGGGATGAGTTAGTATTTTACGGAAATCTACAATTACTTAATATCATTACCAACCAAAAATTGGTGGAATATGAGATTGTAGTAACAGGTTTATTCAAAAATATAATGGTTGCTTTTGGTGATTATTATTTAGATCAGTTAAATTTGGACGAATACGACCACTATCGTAATGTTGCCACAATTCAATTATCATATGATAATATAATTACAGTATTTGGGCAGAGCACACTTGTATCACCAGGTACGGGGTATATCTATCCAATTATTGTAAATGGGGCTAATTCAGTATCAAATAGGACTTTTAATGCGTTTGACTTAAACCCTGCTGTGTATTTGAAGACATTGATGGATAAAATGTTCCAATGGGCGGGATATACCTATACATCCAATTTCTTTAATTCAGATTATTTTAAGGCATTAGTTATGCCCACTGAAACCCCAACCTATGATAGTCAAAGTATTTTTGATAGAACTGTAAGAGTGGGGGTTAAACCAGTAACCTCTTTTGTTTGGGTAATGGCACCACCATTAAATAATGGATTACAATCATACTATTTTGGATCACCATTATCACCACAATGTCTTTTATGTGGGGTTACTGCTATGAGTCCAATGTTACAAAAATCAAATAATTGGTGGCAAAATAATACAAATGGTTCTTGGTATGTTCCATATAGTGATGAGACATCTATTATATCTAATCAACAATATCAGGATCCAAATAACGAATGGATATATTTGGGAACACCAAATAACTTATCAAGATATAAAGCCTCAACAGCAGGTTTCTATGAAATAGATGTGGATCAAGCATTCCAAATGTATTATAGACACGAACAAGGATCTTCATTTAAGTATTTATCAGGATCAATTACATACAATGCTAGAGTTTATAAAGTAGCAGCCAATGGTTCAACAACAGTATTAGTCACAACTAATAACTTAACAATTACCCCACCATTAGCCAACTCAACAGGTAGGAGTGCGTTTGGTAATACCACAGTTCCATCAACAGGTTATATGCCAGGTTGGTGGTTGTCCGATCAAGAATATGTAATGAATATGAATATTGGTTCAGTATGGTTAAATGTTGGTGATGAAATTAGAGTACAATTTAGTATGAATTACCCAACATCAGTTCAATGGCAATCAAATACTGATAGAGTATTGGTTGCCGCAGTAACATATCCAACAACAAAAGGGGGTACTCCAAACAGAATACAGGTTAAACCAGCAACAAATATAAATTATAATATCAACGCATTATTAAATTTATCTTCAATGTTGCCGGCAATCAAGATGAAAGACCTTTTTATCAATGTGGTGAAGATGTTTAACTTGGTTGTAAGTGATGATCCTGCTCTACCTAATAACCTCATCATTGAACCGAAGGATGATTTCTACGAATCAAAACAATTAGTTCGTGATTGGACACATAAATTGGATTATGATCAAGATGTAAAACAAACTCCAATGAGTGAATTGGATGTTAAATCATATGTATTTACGTACGCCGAAGATAATGACTACTATAATAAAACTTACACAGAACAATCTGGTAGAGTATATGGTGATTTTTATGTTGATTTTATCAATGATTTCTCAACGACTGTAAAAGAAATAAAATTAGATATTGCTCCAACGCCAGTATCAGATAATTTTATGACCCCATATATTGGTCCATTCTTTGCTGATATAGATACGAATTCAAATTTAAGACCATTCAAAGTAAAACCTCGTATTCTATTTGTTAAAAAAATAACACAAAGTCAAGGACTATTTAACGATATTAGAATTAGAGATACTCCAACGAGTTCAATATCTTCGTCGTTTACATATGTTCACGCTGGTATGTATGATGACCCAACAAATCCTGAATATTCATTAGAATGGGGGGACTCTACAAGATTATATTACAATACAGCGTTATGTTGTCCAAGTAATAACCTAATAAATCAGTTTTATCTGTCTACATTGAACGATCTTACTGATGTTAATGCCAAGTTATTGGAAGCCTATTTCCATTTAACTCCAAGTGATCTAAATACATTTGATTTTAGAGACATTATTTTGATTGATAATGCTTATTGGAGGGTAAATAGAATTGAGGATTACAATCCAAACGCTATTGATAGAACAACCAAGGTTGTTTTGTATAAATTAAATGAGTTGGACATCTTCTATAACGACAATAGTGATGTTCCTTCATCGGAAATTGATTGTCCTGATGATGTTTATATTAAGAAAACTAAATATGGTTGGATATTCGTATCCCCATCTAACCAAGTAATCACAGAAGATTGTTGTTTATTGTGGGGTGGGTATTGGACCAATGGATATTGTCAAGCGAAGAAACCAATTATCAATAATCCTTTTGAGCCTTGGGGGATTCAAACGGGATACCCACAATCAGGAGGTGCTATTGCTCCATCATTTCAAGCAAGAGTTGGAGCGATAGGGGAGAACAGACCATTTGAGATGAATAAAAATCAAAACATTATCAACTCAAATACTGTTGTCGTAAAAGGTAGTTCCAACTTCGTAGATTCAAGTGCTGAAAATGTACTTGTAATGGGTGATGGAAACTCTGTAAATGAGAACACGAGAAACGCTTTAATTATTGGAAACGATCATAACTCTATTGAGAGCGATACAATCGTTGTAGGGAACCTTGTATTGAATTCTGACGGGTTTAGATGGTACTATCCAACGATCACAGAAGCGGGTTATGAAACCGTTATGTATGTTGGTAAAACAAATCTAATTGATATCATAGATGGTACATATCAATCTGTAAGAAATTATGGTGGGGATAGTAAATTAAGACCAATCATTGATGGTAGCGAACAACAACCTCCTACACCAATTGATCCAAGTCCTACTCCTACAGAAACACCGACACCAACCCCTACTCCTACACCAGGATTAAGTCCAACCCCTACTCCAACAATAACATCCACACCAACAACAACATCTACACCTACAGTAACCCCTACAAATACTGTAACCCCTACAAATACTTTAACTCCTACTGTAACACCTACTGTAACCACATCAATTGGATCAACACCACGTCCAACACCAACAAAAACAATGACTCCAACACCATCATCAGGTATAATGTACTTGGCTTCATCTTGTTGTAGTGAGCCAGACACCTATGTTATTTTATCATCTGATGGATTATCAGGTAGATTAGTGTTAATTGGGGGTCAATGTTATGAATTAATTGAGGAAAAAGTAGGATCACCGGTATATGTTGGTACGTTATTGGGAACTGATATTGGAGATTGTCTTGAATGTACAGCAATTTACTTCTGTGCTTCGTAAAAACAATCATCAAACTAAAATATTTAACTAAAAAAGAATGTCTGATAAGATAGAATACTCACGATTATTATTAAAGAGAACAGGTCAAACAGGACAGGTTCCAACCATACCAACGGGGACTACATTAAATGAGATGATCCCTACTGACTTATTTGTTGGTGAGATGTATTGTAACGTCGCTGACGACGCATTATGGATTAGAACAGACAATGGGATATATCCAATCTCATTATCAGGTCTTACAGCATCAACCCCCGATTTAGGACAGGTCTTATATGAGGGGAATTATACAAATGGATTTGATATTGTTGTATCTCCTGGTAATACCATTGTATTTTCAGGATTAAGTTCAGGTTCAAGTTCAAATTTATTAGCAATAGATGCTTCAGGTAATACAATTTTAGTTACGGGATCAACATCTGGTGGTTCAGGAACATCAGGAACAAGCGGAACTGATGGGACAAGTGGAACAAATGGTTCTTCAGGAACAGATGGATCTAGTGGAAGTAGCGGATCATCAGGATCAAGTGGTACAAGTGGTTTAGCAGGAACTGCTGGTACAAATGGATCATCAGGTACAGATGGTAGTTCAGGAACAAACGGATCAAGCGGAACAGATGGTAGTTCAGGAACAAGTGGAACTAATGGTAGTAACGGAACTTCAGGTACAAATGGATCATCAGGAACAGATGGTAGTTCAGGAACAAGTGGAACTAATGGTAGTTCAGGATCAAGTGGTACATCAGGTAATAATGGGACTAGCGGATCTTCAGGAACAGATGGTAGTTCGGGTACAAATGGTACAAGTGGAACGAATGGTACATCAGGTCAAAATGGTGTGTCTTCAAGTATATTTTATTATGAAGCAAAAGACAACTCACAATCAGGTAATCCTGGTAATGGACATATTCTTTGGAATAATGTTACAATGACCGCATCAACCCAAATCAATATCAGCCATCTTACAGACACCCCAATAACAGATATAGATATATTCTTATCTTTATTACAAGTAGGACAACAGATTACAATTCAAGACCAATCGGATAGTGGAAATTATCAGGTATGGACTATAACAGGATCAACCACACAAATTACAGGAGCAACTAATTATTGGGAAGTTCCTGTATCTTTGGTAAGTGCTGCGGGGACAGCACAATTCCCCAACAATCATAAAATTATATTAGCAACACTTGGAGCGACGGGAACTAATGGAACTTCAGGGACTAATGGTACTAGTGGAACAGATGGATTAACTCAATATTGGAACACTTGGCAATATTCATCAGGATCAACATCACCATCAAATCCAGGATCTAGTTTAATGAACTCTAATGGTGCTGTTATTTATGATCCATTTTACGCATCAAATATTACATACGCATCTGGTATTACACAATTTTCGTTTTATTATTTTGCTTTAGGTGTAGATTATAAAAATTATTTGAATTTTCTTGTATCAAAAGTTAATTCAGGATCTGCTTTATTTATACAAGCAGGAAGTGTAGAAAATGGAGACCAAATAATCTATAGTGCTTCTTCGGCTAATACATATGTTTCAGGAGCCCATACTTGGATGACTTTTAATGTTGGATTAACATCAAATCCTGTTGTTAACTTACCTTTTGTATTTATTAATAATAAACAATATAATTTTGTATTTAATCTTGGTGGAACTAATGGAACTTCAGGTACAAATGGTAGTTCAGGTACAGATGGATCTTCGGGGACAAGTGGTAATAACGGAACTAGCGGAACTAATGGGTCTGCTGGTACGAGTGGTACATCATTCGCATCTCCATATGTTGGTAACGTACAAATTACATCAGGACAAACTTGGATTACCTTACCAACAACAGGAACAACAACAAGCGCCACAACTATAAATTGGAATAATGGTAATACTCAAGAATTTGTATTAGGGGCATCAACAACCTTTACATTCAGTAATCCAAACGCTGGAGCAACTTACATATTAATAATAAGACAATCATCAGGTGGTTCTAACACAACTACTTGGCCCGGTACAGTGAGTTGGGCGGGGGGGACACCACCCACTATGACGGCAACTGCCAATAAATTTGATGTATTTACATTTGTCTATGATGGATCTAAATATTTCGGTTCTTACATACAAAACTTTACTTAAATGATTGTATATCCTTTTTCATTTATTAAATCAGTAGGTACAGCATTAGACCCTGATGCTGCAGCATTTTTAACAGCGATTGGTAATACAGATCCAACAATAGAAAGTGCTATAAATACTTTAGTTATAGATTTGAAGTCGGATGGATTATGGTCTAAATTAAATGTAATATATCCTTTTGTTGGGGGTACTGCAACGTCAAATAAATATAACTTAAAAGATCCAAGAGATTTAGATGCAGCATTTAGATTAACTTTTAACGGTGGAATTACACAAACAAATGGTTTTAATCCAAATGGGACAAATGGATATGCTCAAACTTATTATATACCTGCGAATAATGCTACATTAAATAATGAGCACATTTCAATTTATTCTAATACAAATAATACCCCATCTGCAGGTGATAATGTTGATATTGGAACAATTGGTGATACTTTAGATTATACATCATTATTAGCACTTCGTGGTACATCAGGAATAATATCTAGATTTAATTATGAAGCCATAACGGCAAGCGATACTACAAGAGCAGGGTTTTTTGTTGTTGAAAAAAGTTCGGCAAATAGTCCTAAAATATATAAAAATGGGACATTACAATTAAATGGAACAAGTGGTGGAAATGGATTATCTAATTATGGTGTTTTAATTGGAAATACAACTTTATTTGGTAGTTCACCATATAGTGCTGGATATAGTAATCAAAATTATTGTTTCGTTTCTATGGGTTCAGGATTAACAGCAACAGATAACACAAACTTATATTCAGCAGTTCAAGCATGTCAAACAACATTATCAAGACAAGTATAATATATTAAATATGAAATTATATAAATTATCAATAGAACAAAAAGAAGAAATACAAGATAAAATGTATTTTGATAATTGTTATTTTAACCCAATTGAAGATATAAATGGGGATTTTTTTATAACACAACAAGAAGTAGATGATTGTACTAATAATAATTTTTTATGGATTAAAGAATTAGAGCTAAATGACTATGAACCTAAACAATTAAATATTAATTCAATTACATAATTGAAAATAAACAAAAATATAATATAATATGCCAGTTAATATGAATACCTTTTGGTCTGATTTGGGAGTTATCGGTGGGGTATCGGGAGCAACAAATCAATATGACCTTTTTAATGGATTAACATTTAGTGATGGATTTGTAAGTTCATCCCAATATGACTTCTTCAATCATTTAGGAACAAATAGTTATGAGTTTTTTAAGTCATATAATTCTGTTGACCCAAATATTGTGGATCAATATACGTTCTTCCAAAATACAAGTGACCCAAATATTTATAATTTCAACACATTTTACACATATGCTGGTGAGTTTATAAATTCTGAACCTGTAACTCCCACACCTACCCCAACTCAAACAATAACTCCAAGTGTTACTCCTACAAAAACAGTAACTCCAACTCCATCTGTTACCACAACAGTAACACCTACAAGAACATTAACTCCAACTCCTACAATAACACCAAGTCCTCAAGTTTACATTTTAGATAGTTATAGTGCAAGTGCTGCGTTTTCAGTTAGAAAATTAAGATCCGCATATAGTGGAAGTGCTTTAAGGGTTAGAAGAAGTAGCGATAACACAGAACAAGATATTGGATTTACTGGTGTAAATCTTGATACAGCATCTTTATTATCATTTGTTGGAACAGGAGGAACCGATAATGGATTTGTAACAACTTGGTACGATCAAACAGGAAATGGATTAGATATAGCACAAGGCGTTGCTGTAAATCAACCTAAAATTGTAAATGCGGGGGCTTTAGTAACTTTAACTGGTACGGGATCAACAAGAACAACATTATCATTTGATGGTTCAAACGATACATTATTTACTACATTAATTAACTTGGGAACAGCACCAAATGGAGTTCAAGTTTATACCGTTGGTGATAATGCTTTATGGGGTCAAAATTTAGATGTCTATTTAGGAGCGTACGCTACTGGTAGTTGGGGTAATGTATTGGAAGCTGGTGGATCATCCGTATTCACTTCAGGAGTAATTACAACATCAGCAACAAGTGGTAATAAAGCAATAAACGGACAAAATTGGGATAAGACCAATAACCTACTATACAATATCAAAAATGGATTAAATAGTAGTATTGCAGCAAGTGGTAATAGAAGAAGTACTAGAGAAGCCCCTAATCTTTATTATGTAGGTTTAACAAGTGAGGTCATTTATTTTAATACAGGTGTTGTTGGTTTAACTCAATCAAATACTATACAATCAAATCAAAATAATTATTATCAAATATATTAAAATGGAAATAACAGGATACAAATATTTAATAGAAGAATCAGCAATTGATGCTGTTGAGTTATGTAATAATTACTATGGAATACCAGTTTCACCCGACGATGAAACAAAAAATTGGTGTGAATATAAATATGATAGTTATTATGTATTTTATTACATCATATACGACCAAAGTTTAGAGGTAGTATTGGGACAACCAATTACATTTGATATTAATATACCAATAGATTAATAATTATGCCAGTTAAAGATTGTCAGGATAATAACCAATCAGGTTATAAATGGGGGGATGAGGGTAAATGTTATACTTACTCCCCCAACAATGAGGGTAGTAAAAGGAATGCCAAGAAATCAGCAATACTTCAAGGATTAGCAATTGGTGATTTTGCTGAAGTCGGTGAAAGAGGGGGTATTAAAGAAAGTAAGAAAGCACCAAAATCTGATACTCCAAATAAAGACCCAAAAGGTGAAGGAACTGCAAAAGGTGATGCATCAACCACAAGAGGTGCTGAAGTATCCGAAAGAGTAGAAAATATACTCAAAGAAAAATCTGATAATTTTAACGAAAGATATAAAGATAAGTTGGGATATGGTGTAAATGTTGGAATGTTAAAATCTGTATATCAAAGAGGTATTGGTGCGTACAATGTATCTCATTCACCATCAGTAAAATCATCAGAACAATGGGCGTTAGCAAGGGTAAATGCGTTTCTTTATATTGTAAAAAATGGAAGACCTGAAAACAAAAAATATACCGGTGATTATGACTTATTACCAAAGGGTCATCCGAAGTCAGATAAAGAATAAAAACACTTCCAAATGGGGGATATTTACTAAAAAACTAGTATGGCTCAAACAGCGAATATTAATATCAATGTAAATTCAAAACAAGCACAGGATAATGTTAATAAATTATCCTCATCAATTAATGGCGCATCTCAAATATCCGCCAATCTAAAAACTGAATTACGTCAAATTACAAAAGAATTACAGAATTTAGAACCAGGATCAGCAAGATTTAATGAATTATCAGCAAGAGCAGGTCAATTAAGAGACACAATTCAAGATACAAATGCCGTAATTAACGCTACGGCGGGTAATGTTACGGAGAATTTTGGTAGAGCATTATCAAATACCATTCAAATTGGAGTCGCAGGGTTCCAATCATTGATGGCATTACAAAGTTTATTTGGTAGTGAGAATGAAGAATTGAATAAAACATTGGTTAAATTCTCGGCATTACTTAATTTATCACAAGCGATTGAAACATTTGGTGGATTGGGTGATAAGATTACGGAAATTAAAGCAGGTTTTATGGGTCTTGTTAGTGCCACACAAGCACAAACAGTGGCTCAAACCGCAGAAAATGTAGCAACAGCCGAAGGTGTGGTGGCAACAACCGCTTTAGGTACGGCTATGAAAGCATTACCAATCATCGCAATCGCAGCAGCAATAGGAACATTGGTGTATGGTTTATATCAATACATATCAGCAAGCGATAAAGCGGATAAGGCTCAAAAACAAAGACAAGCAACATTAAAGGCTCAAAGAGAAGAGGAACAAAAAGCAAGAGAAACAATTGCCGGTGAATCCGCTGAATTTGTTTTATTGATTACAAGATTAAAACAAACCAATAAGAACTCAAAAGAGAGAAAAGATTTAATCAAACAAATAAATGGTGAATATGGGACTACCCTAAAAAATCTATCTGATGAAAAGAAATTCCAAGAACAACTTAATGTTGAGGTGGCTAATTATATTGCTTATCAGAAAGCGAAATACCAACTTCAAAAGAATGAAAAGTTAGTCCAAGCGAATTTAGTCAAACAAGATGAGATTAACCAAAAAATAGTTAAGACCCAAAAGGAATTAAAAAACTTACAAAACATAAAATTATTACCTGATGATTTAAGAGCGGGTAAAATTCAAATGGATATTAGAGATGCGTCTAATGCTCTTGCTCAATATAAGGCTGAATTGGTTGCTGCTGAATTAAGGTTAATGTCGTATGGTAAAGTTGAATCTAATGTATCCGCAATAATCGCTGAAGTTACGGATAATGGTAAAAAATATGGTGATCAAACTGATAAAAATACTGAATCAACTAAAGATGCTAATGAAGAAAATGAAAAATATGCCGAATTATTAGCAAAAATTAAGGATGAAATTACTAGACAAGTTCAAGCAGAAGAAGAACTTGAGAAAGCCAAAGCAAGTAGGATCAAAAATGTTGAGGAGAGAGAGGTTAAATTACTTGAACAACAATATGGTGAGGAAAGACAAAAAATTATTGATGGTGCTATTCAAAGAGAAATTGAGGCATTTGATGAAAAGTTCAAAAAAGAAGGAAAATCACAAGAAGATTATGATAAGGGGATCGCTGCCATTAAAGCAAAGGCTGATGGTAATTTACTTGACTCTGAAAAGGTATTGTTGGAACAAAAGAAAACATACCTTGATCAAGATATTCAAAATATTAGAGAGAAATATGATCTTCAAGAAGAAATAACAATTAACGCAACCAAAGCAATTCAAGACCAAACTCTATTACTTGACCTTGAATTTCAGAAAGAACAAGAAATTAGAGAGATCAATAATGGTGTAATGACCGAAGAAAAGAAACAAGAGGCTATTCTTGAGGTCAAGAAGAAATATGCGGATAAAGAAATTGAATTGATTAAACAATCAGCGGTCAGTCAAAGGGAAGCATTACGACTTGCGAAAGATCAACAATTATCAAATGAAGAACTTACCGCAGAACAAAGAAAAGAAATTGAGGAGAAGTATAACCAAGATGTCTTAAAACTTAATCAAGATACTCAAACCAAAATTCAGGAAGTAATAGATGGGACGAAGGACACACAAGAATCCGCTTTAGAAGGGTTAAATAAGACGATTGATAAGATTAGTCAGTATGTTGATAAGATCGCAGAGATATGGGGTCAAGTAGGGGATATAATTTCCCAAAGAAACGAACAAAGATTTGAGGCTCAATCAAAACAAATTGATAATTTATACGATAAGGAAAAAGAGGCGTTAGACGAACAATTGGAAAATCAACTTATTACTCGTGAACAATACGATAATAAGGTAAAAGAATTGGATCAACAACGTGCGGAAGAGGAGAAACAACTGGCGTTAAAGAAATTTAACGAACAGAAAAAACTACAACTTGTAAATGCTACCATTCAAGGAGCACAAGCGGTATTAGCGGCATATTCATCAGGTGCTGCTGTTCCAATTATTGGTCCAGCAACAACAGGTCCTATTTATGCGGCAATAGCAGCAGCATTCGCAGCGGTTCAAATAGCAGCAATCGCTAATCAACAATTTAGTGCTGCAGAAGGGGGTATTGTACCGGGTATGGGACCTGGATATATTGATTCAGTTCCTTCAATGTTAGCACCGGGTGAGTTTGTAATCAATTCAAGATCAGCACAGATGTATCCTGAACTATTAAGTAGTATAAATGAAAGAGGGGGAGGTAAGAAATTAGTTCCTGATCTACCACCATCAAACGCACAAGGAGCACCATCAGCAGTATTTCAACAAGATAGAGTTCAACAACCTATCAAAGCATATGTGGTAGAGACAGATATAAGCGATTCACAGAAACGAGTGAATAGAATAAAACGAAGTGTTGAATTTTAACAATTAGACAAGATGATTAAATATGTATTTAAGGATATGGAAGAACCTACACTATATCTTGATTTTGAAGAGGATAATATGAATGAGGGGATGGATGCCATCTCTTTTGTAGATAAGCCAGCCACAGACGTTCAATGGAGGATATTTGAGACCATTGAGGATTCATACAATGACTACCCATTTACCGCTAGTGATAATGCTTGTAGAGCATTGAGATATAGAGATAAACACCCCGATTTAGATTGTGGGACAAGAACAGGTTGGTCAAGAGCCAATCAGTTATGTAATAGAAGAAACATTAGCGTTGAAACTATTGCTCGCATGGCTTCATTCAAAAGACATATTCAACATAAAGATGTTCCTTATGATAAGGGATGTGGAGGAATTATGGTTGATGCATGGGGAGGTGAAGTAGGGATTGAATGGGCAATCCGTAAAATGGAGAAAATCAACAACGAACTTCGTATGTCGGGGTTTAAGAAACAAGAATTTAGTGATCTTAACGAGGAAAAACGAATGGTTACTTCCCCTGTTATGTTGGCTGAAACCCCAATTTTAAGATATAATCCTGAACTTGGTAAGTATTGGGTAAAGTTTACCGCCTATACCATTGAGAAAATGATGAAAAAATACTTCAAGGAAAACAAAATCCACAAGGTTAATACAAATCACGACCCAAGATCTCGTAAAGATGGGGTGTATATGGTTGAAAGTTATATCGTTGGAGACAGAAATGAGTCAAAAGTTTTTCCTGATTTACCTCAAGGTACTTGGATGGCTACATTTTATATTGAGAATGATGAGGTTTGGGAACAAATCAAATCAGGGGAGTTTAATGGGTTCAGTTTAGAAGGATTCTTTATTGAGAAATATGAGGACGATATGATCGCTCGTATTGAGGAAGAGTTAGAAAGTATACTTACTTCAACCGAGACGGATGAGGTTAAGGAATTAAAAATCAGAAAATTATTAAATATTAAGTAATGAAACATTTTTTAATGGTATTCTTCGCCTTTGTATCACCCCTATTTCCATTGGCAATATTGGTGTCTTTATTTTCAATTATAGACACTTTTGTAGGTCGTTGGTACGCAAGACAGACAGATCAGATTGTAACTAGTAAGAAGACACGTATTGGTCTCACACATAAACTAATAATTTATTTCGTAGTTCTAATCAGTGCATATGGTATTGATTATGTAATCGTGAATGAAATAGCAAGAAATTACATTTGGTTTGATTGGGCATTCACCAAATTCTTCGCATCCATATTGATATGGGTAGAATATACTTCAATAGATGAGAAGATTAAGTGGGTGAAAGGTAAAGGACTTACAGATAGAGTGGTGGAATTTGGGAAATCTCTCAAGAAAATCATTGGATTTAGTAAGGAATTAAACCCTAAAAACTAAAAGTATTAAACAATAAACAAATCAAAATAATTAAAAGAAAAAATTATGAACACAAAAACAAACATTTTATCTAAAATCAAGGAGTTGTTCGCTGATCAAAAAATGATGGAGGATTACACCGCAGCAACAAATGAGATTATTCGTTGTTTAGGAGATAGTTTGGCAGTAGGAGAAAGAGTCGCACAAGTAATTGGTGGGGTAGAAACTGATCTTCCTGACGGAAATTATCTATTAAATAATGGTAAAAGCATTACCACTGTTGGGAACGTCATCAAAGAAATCAACGAATACAGAGCCGAAGAGAATTTGGGTAAAACACAAATGGAATCTGATACCGCAAGTTCAGACCAAAAAGATCCTAAAATGGAGGAAATGGAAGATTACAAAAATGAAATCTTAACAAAACTTGTAGATGGAACAGAAGCGAGAATCTTATCAAAAGGTGACGCAATGTCTGTCGGTGATAAAGTTGAAGTTAAAGATGCTGAAGGTAATTTTATGAAAGCTCCAGCGGGAGAACACAAGTTAGAAGGTGGATTAGTAATCTATGTTGATGAATTAGGTTTTATCAATGAATTAGAAACAGCAGAAACCGAAGAATCTGACGAAATGAAAAGTATGTTTGAAGCAATTTCTCAATTGACTATACTAGTAGGTGAGTTGAAAAAAACTATTTCAAACGTGAGTAAAGAAAATTCTGAATTAACAGAGAAATTTAACAAGTTCTCCAAAGAACCATCTGTTGAATCAGTAACTAAAAAACAAGCAACTCTATCAAAATCAGCAGATAAGTTAGACAGAGCTAAATTCTTCGGAGGAAGATAATTAAAAATAAAAATAAACTAATTAAAATTAATCAAAAATGGCATTAAACGTCGCAGGATTATCAGCATACGTAGATCAAGAGCGTATGGCTTTAATCAAAAAAATGATTTTAGGTGGTAGATCAACTCAATTTTTGACGATCCAACCAGACATTAAATCGGCAGCATCAATTAACTTGTTGTCTTCTGATTTAGTAGCACAAGCAGGTGGATGTGGATTCAACGATGAAGGTGAAACTATCTTAACTCAAAACACACTAAATGTTTGTCCGTTGAAAGTAAACGAAAGTATCTGTTTGGATACGTTAGAGCAATACTACACACAAGCAATGATGAACCCAGGTTCATATAACACAACAATTCCTTTTGAGCAAATCTACGCTGAAGAGAAAGTAGCACAAATCAGTTCATTAATTGATACATTGATTTGGCAAGGTAATACATCTGTAACTGGTAATACAGGTTTATGTAATGGATTTATCAAATTGGCTACAACTACTTATTCAGGTTCAGTTGTTAATGGTAATACAGCATCAGTTACTTCTATTACTCCAAGTAATATCGTAGCAGTTGTTGATAACGCTATTCAAGCAATCCCTGTAAACATCGTAGCAATGGATGACTTGTATTGTTATGTAGGTTATGACTTCGCAAGAACTTATTTCACAGCGTTAAGAAACGCAAACTTATACAACTACCCATCAGTAGAAACAGGAGCAAATGATTTTATGATCACTATTCCTTCTTCTAACGTGAAATTGGTAG